AGCATCTATACCGGTAAATGCATCTACTGATTGGGTAACGTGTCCTGCTCGAACTGTATTTCCTGTAGTTATTCCTGATTTGCTTAATATTTTTGCCATTTATTTTTATTTTTTTTTATATATTTTCTGATCCAACTCCTTGTACTTCAACTCCAATAATAACTTGTGATTTACTATTAAACTTTTTAATAGCAGAAATCTGCTTTTGGATTGTGTCTGGTATTATATGTCCATACATATTTAATGTGAATGTAGATTTTACTATCCTATCTTGTCCATCATTTAGTTCTGTAGTTGTTGTGTATGAGTCAATAGTGGCTTTAAATTTAAAACGTTCAGGATCACCCCAATATGAATCAGAAGCATAATTTACAGCTTCAACTATTTTATTTAGTTGATCTATATAATATGTTTGGATAGTACAACTATATTGTAATTTAACATAGTCAGGTATTACATTAACTATGTATTGTTCTGTAGGTTTTCGATTGTTTAAAGCACTAAAATTTGAATATGAATTTTTTGTATTATATGTTTTTTTCCATGAAGCATATAAGTTTGGGGTATTACCATCAAGTTTATTTCCTACTGATCTATCTTTTTCAAATGAGTCTCTTTTAAACATAATGATAGGGGCCATAATTCTACCTCTTTTATCTTTATAGTAACCATCTTTTTGAGCTGATTTCCATCTTTCAGGAGCACCATAGATTATAGGTACAGCAATTCGTTTACCATTTTGTAGAACAGAAGGGCGTATTACATTTTGAAAATAATACATTATGGATTCATCTATATCTTGTAACCCAACTGTAAATGGTTTTGTTGTATCATTTTTAAAAGACAGTTCATTTGATCTGTTATGATCTAACCCATTTTGTTCAGTTTTAGTAAACTGTTCAAATTTACTAGGTTCATTAGGGTTACCTCTAGTATCACCGTTTTCAGGATTAACATAAGGTTCTTGTTGGGAACGACTAATTTCCTTTTGACTTTTAGGTACGGGTTTTCTAGATTGTGGCATAGGTTATAGTCTTTCTCTTGTAATTTGTACTTTATCAGCTGGGGTATAATGGCTAGTGCAAATAATGGAAATATTAGAGCCAAAATTGTCTAATCCAGGATTAAGTGGGTTTTGACTATATGGGTATCTTGGGTCTTTACCAACAAATAATTGGTTATCTTTAACACTATCTACTTCAAAATATGACTCGTAATACATTATAATATCTCCAGGTTCCATTACTACACTAGCATCAACTAAATCATCTCTAAAAAATCTAAATTCTACATCTCGTGTATAATCAACTCCCATATCACTAGAGTTGTATGTTTGGTCACCTCTTTCAAGTAATACATTTAATAGAACAGGTTCCTGATAGTATTTAGCTCCTGAAGATTCGCCATATATATTTACTCTGGTTTCTTCTATATTTAATTTATAAACAGCACATTGTTGAGTGATGATATCACCCATTAACTCTCGGTTAATACTTCTTACTAAAGAAACGTCACGTTGTGTGCCAAATAATGCCATATTATCCTATAAAAATTGTCATTGGAACATCACTAATTATTTTGTTTTGTGCTTCACCTTCTGCAGCTTTTTTCTCGAGTAATGTTTTACGAGAAGTTGTATCAAAGTATGCTCTTAACCTTTCTATTAATGCAGTTTTTTCTGAGGTTGCTGCTGATATTAGGTCGGATTGGTTTAGAGTTACTTCTGATCCTGGTATAGGTATTTGGGAATATTTTCCTCTAACATATCCCAAAATTTCTTTAACAATTGCTAAACTATATTCAAAAATCCATTGTCTACCAACGGAGTTAATACGTGTATAATTGGGGTTTTGATATGGAACATTAGAGGCGTTGGTTATAATTTCCCTGCCGTTTCTATCATAGTAAGGATTGTTTGTATCTTCTAGTTTAACATAATGGAAGGACATATATGTTATAGCAGTATTGTTAGGTATTGGGAAAATCCTTAATTTATTGTTAACTAATTCAAAGGTATATTGTGATTTTCGAATTTGATCATTTAACTCAATTGCTTGTATTTTAGCTAAATCGTAATTAATAGGCATTAACATAAAATTAATAGCTGGTGAAAATGATCCCCAACCAAAAGAATCCATCATTTGTTGCATACCTACACCTGTGCCCGCATATGGGTCAAAATATCTTGTAATTGCAGGAGGAGTTTCATAAAATATTCTTTTTAATTCTATTCTACCTTCAATACCTGAGCTTGAAGCCCACTCATTCATATCATATTCTTGTTTACCTTGAATAAGTGGCAACGAACCAGTATAATAAGTTACATCTCCACCTACTCCTGCTTCTACTCCGTATTGATTTGAAAGTCTAACTACTTCTGCTAAATTTTCTTGAGGTAATTCTTCATTAGCAGGGCCAATAGAGGAAGTAGCACCTTGAAATGTTAAAAGATTATCTGCTACTTGATAAGCATATAACTCATTTCCATATGTTGTAACTGCTTCTTCAAATGCAGTATAAAAGTTTATATCTTGCAATTCAACTTCTACAAGGGGGTATCCTAAACGTTGAGCTGCGAATCTAGCGAATTTATCCGTATCTTGTTGAAATTGAAAGTCATTGTCATAAAATCCAAAAGGTGTGTCACCTGGGAAGAAGCTACTTGAACCAGGCCATATAGGAATATTTGCCATATTAATATTTTGTTATAAATATTATAAGAAACAATTTAGGTATTTTTTACCCAAAAGTAGCTATGTTATATTGTATTTTTATAGAAAGATTTCCATCTCCATTTGTAATTATTGAACCTCCTCTAAGTGTCATTTTCAAAGCTGAGTCTATTTCAGTTACGCCTTGAGCAAAACCAACTATACTATTAGTAGAAGATGTAGGTATAACAGAAAGAGAAGAAACAACCCTACCTAAAGAAGAAATTAAAATACTTCCTCCAATAACAGAATAAGGAATAGTTCCAAAATTATACTCCATTATAAGTTTATATTCATAATAAGTACCTGAGGATGGAGTGGGGAGAAGTGTAACTTCATCTGAAGCTAAAATATTTGCAGATGTATAAGTTACAGTTGTAGAATTGCTATAAATTGAACCTGAGGAACCAGCAGGACCTTGAGGGCCTGTTAATATTTCAACAGTTTGAATAGAAGGTTGAGTTACAGTAACATTATTTTCAGTAGTTGTTACTATATCAATTTTATTTTCTGTTGTTGTATCTCTTACTGTTGCCATATTTAACTTATTTCTATTAAAATAGTATCATTAGGATTAAACATTATGTTACCTTTATTAGTATTCCATATTTTTTTACCTGCTACAGGTACTGTTACTTCAGTAGTTGTTACAAAACTACTTGTTGCTAAATGATGTTGGTTTTGAGATTGTATTCTATATAAATAAGTTCCATCTGCTAAATTAGAATCTACATAACTAGTTTCTACAGGAATACCTACAGAAGATGTTATAGCAGTTTGAATTACTGATCCTGATAATGTAATTACAGGGTCATAATTTGATCCACCATCAGAGCTTCTTTCAATATTATAAATGACATCTACTAATCTATTATCAGATCCAGAATTTTGAGACCATGTTAATCCTACATTATTTTGAAATGCACTTGCTGTTACATTTGTTGGTGTTGGTGGAGTTTGAGATGAAGACATTTCATACATCCACCCATTATACATTAATAAAGCGTTATTAATTGATGTAGAGCCTTCTGTATAAATTACCATTCTAAGGTATTGAGTTTTTATAGGTGTTTGTATGTCTAAAAAATAGGTTTCAAAACTTCCTCCAAGATTTTGTGTTTCATCTACATTAACTGTACTAACTAATTCCCAACTATTTATTTCTCCAGTATTAGATTTAAAAAATTGTATTATCCCAGGATACAAAGCAATACTACTGTATCCCATCCCAAAAAGACCTCTAAATAGTTTTGGTTCATCCCAATTAATATTAACACTACCAATTCGATTAGCAAAGTACCAACCATAAGTATCACGTGGTGAAGAGGTAAATCTTTCTAAATCAGTGGCAGTAGTTCCTATAAAAGATGCTGTTACATTTGCTTCATTAGGATTTAAAATATTTATTTGATTTTTTAATAAACTTGAATCCCAAGCTATTAATCCATTAAATCCACCAAATGTTCCAGCTGTATCTGTAATAGCTGTTCTATAATAACGATATAAAGTGTTATTTGTAAAAATCATTGTAGCATCATACCCTACAGAATTAAACCCAACCCCACCAGGATAATAAACACTTGAGGTTAAAGGTGTCCAATTAGAATTATCATTTGAAGCACTAATTTCATAACCACCTACTTGCCATGCAGTTGAAGTTGGGGAGTTAATAATAAAACTATCTAATGCTTCAGTTCTTCCTTCTCCTTGATCTAAATCAAATTGTAAATAGTGATAAGTATCGCCATTATCTAAATCTGCTAACCAACCTTTTCTATTTGCTGCTTGAAATGAATATCTTTGGGGTGGGTATCCCATAGCTTTAGCATATTCATTTGTTTGTTGTGAATTAGAACCTGTTACATAATTAAAACCATAAAATGTAAGATTATTTGTGTGAACACTACTAGCTGTAATGTTACTTTTTAATACAGCATTAACATTACTTTGAAAAGGTGACCATGGTGTAGATGATCCTGTGGTTAATAAGTTTCCAAAATTAGACATATATTAACTTTGTATTATTTGTGTTACTATACTCCCACTATAAACTACATTATAAGTTTTTACTGTTGCATCACTTTGTGTAACTTGTACTACAGAAACTTTACCACTTTCAAGGGAGCCAGTATATGTTATATTTGTTGTTTGGTTACCTGTTTCAAATTCTACTACAGATTGTACTAATGTACTTCCACTATATGTAAAACTAGCTGTTGTATAAGAAGGATACCCAAAACCTTCAGGACCTTGTGAACCTGAAGGTCCAATTGATCCAGATGGTCCTATAGAACCAGAAGGTCCTTGTGAGCCACTAGGTCCTTGTTCACCTTGTGGTCCTTGAGGTCCTAATGTTACTATCTCTATAGTTTTCATATTCTAGTTACTTCCTTGCTTAATTGAACTCTACCTTCTAATAATCTTACTGTGTAAGGACAATCACCACTACCAGAGTATATTTCTAAATCATATACAGCTTCATTAAATGTTAAAGCTGAACTAGTACATGATGCAATATAAATACCAATTGAACCTGATACTGGTGGGGTTGTACCACTTGAACCACTAAAATTAAGACCTGTTCCATCTCCATTAAGAGATGAAGAAAGTGTTAAATATAATTCACCACTATCTTGTGCATATGTAGATCGTATTTGAAGTCTACCTGAATAGTTAGTTAGATCAATTGGGGTATTGTTTGAATCTTTATATTGGATTTCAAAATTTGTAGTAGCACCTTGTTCTATTGTAAAAGAGTATCTTCCTGCAGACATATTTTTTATTATAAATATTACATTCCACTTAACATTTCAAAAACTTCATCAATAGCTGGGTGTCTGTGGTTGTCAAGTAATATTCTTTTATATACGTAATTTGAATCTACAATTTTAGCCATATCATGAATTGCTGAGTAGTTTCTGTCTTTTAGGTCAATTTGTTGGTTGTCACCACAGAATATCATGGTGGAGCCTTTACCTAATCTACCTAATGCCATTCCTAATTGTGAACGTGTTAGATTTTGAAATTCATCTACTATAACTATAGAATTTTCAAATGTTCTACCCCTAAAATGAGCTAATGAAACTAATTCAATAGATTCTTCAGTTTCCATTTTTTCTATAATTTGGGGTTTGTTGTACACTTTTCGCATGTTTGAACGAATTGGTACTAACCACGGTTCCATTTTTTCTTTTTCTGATCCAGGTAAAAATCCGTTATCTTCAGTAGATACTGTTGGGCGTGTTATGATTATTTTATTTATCATTCTCTTAAAGAACATATCAAGTGCAACTTGACATGCTAGCATTGTTTTACCACTACCTGCTTTACCTACTATAAAATTATATGGGTGATGGAAAATTGCTTGTTTTGCAGCTTTTTGTTCATCAGAAAGTGTTATTGAAAATTTAACAGAACCCTTTGGTGGGATTTTTTCGGTATTTAATTTAGCCATATTATAACATTTGATTATACATATACAAAAAAAGCCTGGCTTTCGCCAGGCTAATTTAATCTTTATGATTTATTTTCTTATACAGAAGCTAAATCACTTACAAAGATACGTCCGAAGAATTCAGGTCGAATCATCTTCTTCGCGTAACGAGTCAAGAGACCTTTACGTGGTGTAAATGTATCTGGGTCGTACACTAGTGGAGTCATAATTAATGGAACATATGGGGCAAATACTGCTCCTGTTTCCAAGAATTGTGAACCTCTATATCCCATCAAAATTACATTTTCAGTCATGTATGGGTTCTTGTAAACCGTGTAACGGTTGTTCAAGTTACCAGACTTTTGGATACCAAATGCGTAAGACGCTTTTGAAGTATCACCGTCAGATGTTGAAGCAAATCCTGGGATTGATTCAAGAACTGTAGCAACTGTTGGAGAACATACTAACCAGTTAGCACCACCTCTAAGGGTCTTTTGGTGAATCTTGTTAGATACTTTCTGCATCTTAGTTCCTAAAGTTTGGAACCATTGTCCTTGTGTGTTGTAGAATCCTAAATCATCAAATCCTGTTTTAGCAGCATTTAGTGATTCATTATTTTTAGCACTCCAGTACTCATCAGCAGCCGAAGCATCTTGAATAAGCATGTCTAGGTTTTCTAAATCAATTTCTAATGAAATGTACTCACTCATGATTGAAGTTAATTCCGCTTCAGCATCCAAAGATTGGTAAGCGTTCAAATCTTGAGCAAATTCTGGTGTCCATTGTGCTTTCAACTTACGAGTTTTAGCAACAATAGCTTCAGATTTCATTTTGATATCAATTTGTGGGATAGCTAATGCATCTGCATTTGTAGATGAAGCATTTGGTCTACCTGCTAAATTGTTATCTTCAAAATCACCTCTGTTATTATCTGCTGGTTGGACATTATAGAATATTGAACTAGAAGTAGCAGTTATTGGAATATCAGCAGAAGCAACTGAACCTGAAAAAATAAAGAATATGTTTGTACCATCATATTCAGTATATTTTGGTAATGCTCTAGCAGCAGTTCCAGCAGTCATAGATGATCCAGAAGCAAGAGCAAAAGCTCTAACACCTTTCAAATCAGGACGTGTTAATGAACCTGCAGGGATAGATACAGCTGTATAATCACCAGCAGCTACAGAAGCTGAAAGATCAGAATCATAGTGTAATGATTCCCATGAAGCTGTTGATACAGTAGTTCCTACTGAAGCTGAGAATTGGTTGATTGAGTAACCAAATCTACCAGCACCATAAAGACCTCCTGATGGGTCAGCACCAGCACCTGGGTTTGTGTTACCATACATTGAAGAAGGTGAAGTATAAGCATCTCCAGCTGGTCCAAAGTTTAATTGCTTGTCTTGTCCATATTGGAAATCAAGGAAAAATACAAGACCTGAAGGTAGGTTCATTGGTTGAACAGACATGAATTCTTTAGTTGATAAAGATCCAAATACTTTTCTTACCAATGGAAGCGCTACACCAGCCCATTGCTCACCTTGTCCAACTGTGAACGTACCACCACCTGTAGAGGTAGAGGAAGCTTCAGTTACAAGCTGTTTAGCTTGACTTTCAAGGAGCATAGCCATATTGTTTTTATCGATTTCGTTTCCGATACCTTCTAACAATCCGGTTTTACCCCATTTTGATGCCATTTTAGCGGCATCGCTCTGCAAGTTTTTGTAACTGTTTGCAGAGTTTTCGAGTAATGAATTAATTGTTGACATAGTTTTTGTCGTTTTTTTTAGTTTTTAAATTATTTAATACCTGCCAATTTCTGCATTCTAGCGAACACGTCGTTAGATTCCATAATTGGTTTTTTAGTTGTTGGTATTGTTGTCGCTTTAGAAGCTCTACCTAAGTTTTCTCTAATAGTAGACTTTTTAACTTTTAAGCCTTCGCTTAAAGTTTCGTATACTAATTTAGCTTCCTTAACGGTATTTGCTTTGTCAAACGAGCTCAATACTTTTACTTTTTGACTTTCATTCAAGTTTTTAGCCTTGAAGATTTTGTTTGTGTAAAGAAGTTTTGCATTCAACAAATTAGTTGAATTAGTTGTTTTAACAGCTTCGTTTAAGTCAGATTTTAAAGATTTAATGACTTTTTTAGCTTCATAGAGTTCTTCAGACATATCATCTTTTTTAATATCATCTTTAAGATCTTTTGCTATATCAACAACTTCTTTTGGTGATTTAGCTTTGCTAAAATAACTTTTAAGGGTTGCTATTGCTATTCCAGTTGCAGTAGCAACAAAAGGAAGTAAAGTTGCAATCATAGCTGCAACTTCATGTGGAGCAGAGTCTGTTCCAAATAATACTGATTCTTCTACTTCTTCTTTTTCTTCTGTCATTTCGTCTTCAATTTCTTTTAATAATTCTGCTAAATCTACTTCTTCTTCTTCTTCATCAGACACTTCGATTTCTTCACCTTCTTCATCTTCAACATCTCCACCTTCTAGTTCGCCAGAAGCGACCATGTCAGCGATTACGTCTTCGATCATTTTCTTAAGATCTTCATCAGTCATGTCTTCAAGATCAAGTGGTTCACCTTCTTCTTCTTCAGATTCTTCTTCGTCGTCTTCGACTTCGTCTTCTTCTTCAGCTTCGTTAAGTTCTTCACTATTTTCTTCTTCTTCTAATTCAGCTAGTAGTTCTTCTAAATCTACATCATCTAAATCCTCTTCTTCAAGAAAACCTAATGGTTCTCCTTCAGGAGTTTGAGCGCCAATGTTACCATGAGGTTCTGATGTTTCTTCTTTCATAGTGTCATCTTCTTCATACATTCCTTCTTCCATAGAATCATTTTCATCCATTTCTTGAATTTTTGCAGAAAGCATCTCTTTTAAACGAGGTGTAAAAGCTTCTTCTAGAGCTGTTTT